GCTTGCGAGTTCGGGATAGCGTTTCTCATCAGTGCGTGGGGCGAGGCTTATGAGCGCGCCCTTCGCAATCGGAGTGACAGACTATAGCAAACATCTTGACTCGGCTCATTGACGCAACCGCTATGAAGGCGGCGCTAGTCGGGAGCGACTTTTACCCGCCGGCGCGCAACTCGTTCGCGTGGGGCGACCAGGCGCAGTCATTTGGAAGGCACGCTCGTCAGGACGCGCCAACGGCCGCAATGCAATCGGCCTGGTTCTACGCCGATGTCAACGCGATTGCGAGCGAATCGTCGTCGCTGCAATTGCTCGTCGAGGAACGTAGCGAGGGCGGATGGCAGGAGGTTCCAGATCACGAGTTCGCCAAGTTATGGGCCGCGCCCAACGCAAACATGGGCCGAGGATTCATCATCCAGTTCTGGGTGTGGCAGCTATACCTGTTCGGAAAAGCGTTCCTATATTTCGCGCCCGACGCGAGTGGCACGCCACGCGAGATGTGGCCGCTGCCGTCCGCGCGCGTCAAGCCGGTGGGAAGCTCTGACAAGTTCATTGACCACTATGAGTACGTGGTCACGAAAGACAACCGGCGTGTCACATACGAGATACCGCCCGAACTGATTTGCTACTCCCGATTTGTGAATCCCTTCGACCCCCGCGACGGGATGGCGCCGCTCGTCGCCGCTGGCCGCCCAATCGAAACGGACTCTGAGATGACGCGCAGCAATTTGGAATTCTTTGGGCAGGGAAACGCCCAGCCGTCCGGGATATGCCGCATCAGCGGAACGACGGGAGACGCCGACTTTCTGAGATTGCGGGATGACATACAAAGCAATTTCGGGCGCGGGCAACACAAGACGCTATTCGTCAGAGGCGACGACATTGACTACAAAATACTGCAATGGTCTCCCGCCGACATGATGTTTACTGATTTGCGGGCCGTATCTGAACGCGAGATACACCGGGCCTGTGGTGTTCCCGATGGGTATTGGTCAGACAAGGCGAACCGCGCCAACAGCGAGCACGCCGACCAGGTGCTCATCAACTCGGTGATCTGGCCCATAGCGTCAAACTTTGCTGAGGACATCCAGGCGCAGATTATTACTCCGCACTACGGAGAGAACACGCGCGGGCGATTTCGTGACATTCGCCGGCGCAATGTGGATTTGGAGATCCGCGAGCTGGCCGCCAAGAAGGACTTTTACACGGTCGAGGAGCTGCGGACTCAATATCCACCGCCGAAAGTTTCCGAGGCGGCCTGGTTGGGCGGCGATGCTGCCGATCCCCGCAATGGTATGCTGCTCGTGGAACTGGCAAAGCTGCAGCCTTCGCCCACTGAGCCGGACGCGCTTGCCCCGTCGTCTGAATCTCGTTCCGAAGCGGCGTCCGGCGGAGCGAAGGCGCTCTGGATGAAAAAGGCATTGCATCGTCTCAAAGCGGGCAAGTCCGCCGCGTGTCAATTTGAGAGCGATGAAATTGACGACGGCGAGCACGCCAGAATCTCTGACGCGCTTGCGGCCTGCAAGACGGCCGACGAAGTGCGCGCCGTGTTTGACCCTGCCACGCTGGATACGCTGGTGGCCGAGGTGCGGTCCGCGCGCCTGGCGCTGGAGGCGGCGTGATAGGCTTTGACGAGCCGAAGGAAAAAGTGGTAAAGTCAGAGAATAGAGAACTAGCGAACGCGTTCTGGCTGGCTCTAAACCACGTCGAGCAGTGGATTGGCACGCAGCCGGGCGCGGTGACGGTTGCCGGCGCGTTCGCGCGCAAAGCCAAAGCCGACTTTGACCGCGACAAGTGGGAGCAGGACTTGCAGGCGGCTTTGTCGAAAGCCGACGACGCGACCCGCAAGCGGGTGCTGGCGGCCATTGGCGACCCGCCCGACCTGGCAAAGCTGCCGCGCGGCTTTTGGGACGACGTGCGCGCCGGCTACGCCGCCGTCATCATGCCCGAACTCGAAGCGGCGTTCCTGGACGCGGCGCGTGCTTTTATTGAGAGCGAGCCAAGCATCGGCGTCAATTGGGACTTGGTCAATCGGGACGCATCGCAGTGGGCAGCGTCTTACACGTTTGAGCTTGTCAAGGGAATCACCGGCACGACGCGGGACGCGCTGCAAGAGAAGGTCGCCGCGTATTTCAAGGCGCCCACGACAATCGGCGCGTTGCGGGAGAGCATCGGCACGCTGTTTGACCCGGTGCGGGCGGAATCTATTGCGATCACAGAAATCACCAGGGCAGCGACGAGCGGAGAGGCGGCGGTGGTGAACCTGCTAGAGTTGGACAGTGGGATTGTTATGGAGGCGGTGTTCAACACGGTAGAAGATGAGCGCGTTTGTCCTCTCTGTTCCGACCTTGACGGCAAGGTGGTAGAGAGCGAAGACTATGCTCCCAAGCATCCTCGTTGCCGGTGCCGCACCACGTTCAGGATTCCAAAATGAGTGACATAGAAATGCGCTTTGACGCCGACGCGCTCATCAAGAAACTTGAGAGCATGGGCCAGGTCGCCCGCTTGCGGGACGCAGTCCAGGCGGCGGCGCTTGACCTGGTTGACAAGCTGGTAAAGTACCCGCCGTCAGGGCCGTGGAACTCGCCCGGCCGGACGCGCATGGTTGGCGGGCACGTTCGCAAGATGGGCTACTACATTCGCGGGACGGGCTACGTGTCCGCGTCGGGCAAGGTGTACCGCATAAGCGAGACGCTCAATCGGCGCTGGACGAGCAAGATGCTGGGCGCGCCCGACATCGGCGCCGAGATCGGCAACAATGCCAGCTACGCCAAGTACGTCCAGGGTGACGAGCAGGCGTACTTCCACAAAGATCGCGGCTGGAGCAACGCTCGCCAGGTGCTGGATGACAACCGCGACAGGCTGATGGCGTTCATCGTGACGGCTGTACAGAGGATGGTGGAGTGATCCAGTCGCTTGACACTGACGGCAAAACGGGAGTATACTCTATGACAGAGAGCGCAAAGTCAATGCGCCTCAGCCGGGCCGAGGAAAGCGTTGTCATGGCGATGCGCCAGGAAGGCAAACGCGGCAAGTCATGGATGTTGGTATTGACAGGCAACAGCGCCGGCGTGAGAATCATCCAAACGATTGCGCCGAGGTGGGAACCGAAATAGCCCGCCTGTCTGAATAACTGAACACGGCTCACTATCAGAGCGACCACGGAATGGTAAAGTTCCGTAGGTCGTTTTTTGTTTTGAGGCAAGCATGTTCTCAGCGCGTGGCAAGGTGACGATTGACAGCGATTCGGGAGAGGTTGTTCCAGCCGGCAGGCACACCACGCGCCGAGAGGCTTTGGCGCACGCAAAAGTTCTCAATGAGGGGGCAGCGAAAATGGCAAAGTCGGTAAATCTTCAAGACGAACTCGATCACATTCGCGATGCGTGGAACAAGCGTTTTTCATCTTCCGATTCGGCGGGAACCATCCCGCTATCCACTGGCTATGTCGAAGAGGTTCTTGACGATCAGGTTATCGTTGAAAAGGGCAGGGATTTGTTTTTGTATGCCTACACAAAAGCGGCCGACGGGAGTATCACGTTTGGCGAGCCTGTTCTCGTCAAGATTCAATACGTGCCGATTCAACCGGCGGCCAGCAAGGCCGGCGGCGCCATCAAGGCGCTCGAGGGGTACACTGTGTCGGGGCAGGCGGTTCTGTTCGGGGACGCTGACCATCCCGACGCCTCTCCGTTCAAAGATTTCTTCACGTCTGACACCGACTTCTGGCTCAAATATTTCGGCCCGTCCCGCCCGATGATTTACGACCACAGCCTGATTGACATGGGCATGGTCAAATCGTTTGCACTGGCGGCCCAGTCCGCCGAGGAAAAAGCTGCGGTCGCCGAGTTGGGCGTGGCGATGAAGGAGCTTGCGGGGCAGCCCATCATCGGGGAATGGAGCGCGGCCAGGATCGACCCGTTGGGCCTGTGGGTAGACGGCGAACTCGACAAGGCCCGCCGCTACGCGGACTATATCAAGCGCATGGTGGACGCCGGCATTTTGCGATTGTCGAGCGACAGCGCCTCCCATCTGGTTATGCGCGAAAAGCAGCCGAACGGCGCAAACAAGGTTTTGCGCTGGCCGCTGTTCGGAGTCAGTGTGACTACGCACGCGGCGGAGCCGAGGCTTGCGCCGCTTGCGGCAAAGTCGTTTTTTGAATCACTCGGAGTGGATCCAAGCGGGATGATTGCGAAGGCGGACGCGGAAGGCGCGAAAGCGCAGAGCGCGGCGCATGCAATGCAACTCGCGGCGGCAAGACTTCGGATGACCCGACTAAAATACAAAATCAAGGAGTGATACCATGAAAACGTATCTCGAATATCTAGCCGACGC